TGGTGATATTGATGTACTTAAAAGAGAAGTTTTAAGTACAGTAAAGGCTGGAGACAATTTAACAATCGAATATTCAGCATCTCTTGGACAATCACCAATTATTCAAGAAGAAGAGAGAATTGTCATAGATGTTCCTAATGTAAACGTAGTTTCCACAAATTCATATTATGGTCCAGGAAATGTTGATAATCCAGATCTTTTAAGACCAGTTAATTGGTGTAGGCAAGTAGAAGATGTCTTTATAAATTCAAAAATAGTTGGAAAGAGTAGAGATATTTACGAAGCTTCAATAAACCCTTCAGCATATTTAATTAAATCTGTTGGCGCTGGAGATACAGAAGTTTATGTTGATAATATTCGTCCATTTTTCAATCCAATAAATGAACTTAATCCTAGTGGATTAAGTCCTGCATTAGATCATCTTTCTTTTCAAAAAAATATATTTATAATTTCACAGGATTCTAAAGTTTCTGCCTCTGCAACTGCCATTGTTTCTTCTGCAGGTACAATATCATCAATTATTATCAATGATGGTGGAGTTGGATATACAACCACGCCAACAGTTAGCATCGCAGAAATATCTGGAGTTGGGATTGGAACAACATTTACTGCTCAATCATTAGCAATTGTTTCTAATAGTAGTGTAATATCAATTGCTATTACAAATCCTGGATTTGGATATACTTCATCAAATCCACCCATAGTTTTAATAGAATCTCCAAAAATTGTTTTTGAGCATAATAAAATATTATCTTACGAAGGAGATTTTGGAATAGTTAGTGGAATATCATCCATATCTGTAGGTATTGCTTCAACTGGAATAGTTTTTGATTTATTAATTTCAAAAGATTCTTTTTTAAGAGGATCTAATATAGCAGGTATAACATCAGTATCTGGTATAACAACTGTAAGTGGAATTAAAACCGGATATTATTTTATTGTTTACAATTCAAATGTTGGTAATGGAGTGACTTCTTTAGACTCTAATGGTTCAGTAGTTGGTATTGGAACTTCTTATTTGGATAATGTATATAAAGTTTCTTCAGTTTCAATTGCACAAACACACGCTGTTGGATTTGGGTTGACATATGTAGCTAAAGTAGTTGTAAGTCTTTCTAACTACAATTCATTATCTGGTTTCGGTTTTAGTAGTTTTTATGGAGAGTATAGTTGGGGAAGATTATTATTTGATAATAGATCTGAATCTAACACATCTAAAGAATACAATGCATACACAAAAAATGGAGTTACTGGAATAAAAACAGGATCTATATTAAATAGAAAAAATCCTCTCAAATATTCAAACTATATCATTTAACCATAAATAAGTAAAAAACTATCATAAAATGGCAGCAATTATAACTGATCAAATTCGAATTTTGAATGCAAAGAATTTTGTTGCGGGTGTAACAACGTCCACAAATTCATATTATTCTTTTGTTGGATTAACCAACCCAACAAATATACAATCTGACTGGGACGTAAACCCACCAAGTCCTTCTGACAATTTTGATGAGGAAAATAATTATTGGGACACAATGATTGCATTAAAAAAAATAGATAAAAGTGATGTTGCATTAGTTGTTCGCAAACTTTTTTGGGTGTCTGGGACAACTTATGATATGTATCGTCACGACTATAGTATTTTAAAACCAGCAAGATCTGGATCTACAAACCTATATTCTTCTAGGTATTTTGTGGTTAATAGTGATTATCGAGTTTATATATGCTTACAAAACGGTACAACTCCAGAAACTCCAAAGGGACAACCTTCACTGGATGAACCAGTATTTACAGATTTAGAACCAAAATCTGCAGGAACTAGTGGAGATGGTTATATTTGGAAATACTTATATACTATAAAACCATCTGAAATATCAAAGTTTGAATCTATAGATTTCATTTCAGTACCATTAAATTGGGAAACTTCTGCTGAAAATGCTGCAATAAGAGATAATGCTGTTGATGGATCAATTAAAATAGTTACTATTATAGATAGAGGAGTTGGAGTCGGGGTAGCTAACGGAATCTATACAAGAGTTCCAATTAAAGGTGATGGTGTCGGAGCAGAGTGTACTGTATCTATTGATGCTGATCAAAAAGTTGAATCCATTACAGTATCAAATCAAGGATCTGGATATACTTATGGGAATGTTGATTTGGTAGCAGGAAATGTTCCTTTAGGATCTACTGTTCCAGTTTTTAGTGTAATTATCCCTCCTGATGGAGGTCATGGTGCAAATATTTACAGAGAACTTGGTGCAAAAAATGTTCTTCTATATTCAAGAATTGAAAATGATGTAGAAAATCCAGATTTTATTACTGGAAATCAGATTTCTAGAATTGGTATAGTAGAAAATCCAAAGGCATATGAGTCTATACAAAATTTAAGTTTAAGTAAAGCAAGTGCCGTTTATGCAATCAAATTGGCTGGGAATTCAGCAACATCATCTACTTTTGAGATAAATACCACTATTACTCAAACGATAGGATTGGGAATAACCGCATCTGGTAAAGTAATAAGTTATGATCAAACCACTACAGTTTTAAAATATTGGCAAGATAGGACTCTTGCTGGATTTACAACAACTCCAGGAGCAGGAATAGGAATAACAAATCCTATCTATGGATATGAGTTAAACAAATTTTTAAGTTCTCCTTTAAGTGGTGGAAGTTTAACAATCAATGGCGGATCAGTTCCACTTGGTATCGACACCTCATTTACTGGTATATCTACTGTAATAAATAATAGAACATACTATCTTGGACAGTCATTTACTAATGGTTTGTCTAATCCAGAGGTTAAAAAGCACACTGGAAACATAATTTATGTTGATAATCGCCCATCCATTACAAGGTCAACCAATCAAAAGGAAGACATCAAAGTAATATTGCAATTTTAAAAAAAAATGTCACAGGTTACCAATCTCAACGTTTTTCCATACTTCGATGACTTTAATTCGCCAGAGGTGGGAGCAAAAGATAAAGATTATTATCAGGTTCTTTTTAAACCTGGATACCCTGTTCAGGCAAGAGAGTTAACTACTTTACAATCAATATTGCAAAATCAAATAGAAAAATTTGGGCAACATTTTTTTAAAGAAGGTGCAAAAGTTATTCCAGGAAATACAGGATATAATCTTTTTTATTATTCCGTTCAACTTCAAAATACATATGTTGGAGTTCCAATAGACACTTATGTCAATTCTTTAATTGGAAAAAAAATTACAGGATTAACCTCAGGAGTTTCGGCTATAGTTGATAGAATTTTATTGTCAAAAGACTCTGAGAGGGGTAACACGACTCTTTATATTCAATATTTAAATTCAAGTCCAGATAATAATACCTTAGAAATTTTTTCTGATGGTGAATTATTAATTTGTTCTGAAAACATTAACACAGAGAATCTGGGTACAACAATAATTGCAGCAGGACAACCTTTTGCCTCTACTATACAAACAAATGCAACTGCCACTGGATCTTCATTTTCAATAAATAGCGGTGTTTATTTTATTCGTGGGAGATTTATAAATGTAGACTCTGAAGTTTTATTGTTGGATCAATATTCAAATAAACCAAGTTATAGAATTGGATTAATAATCACAGAAAAAATTATAAATTCTGATATAGATGAAAGTTTAAATGATAATTCTAGAGGATTTAATAATTATTCTGCCCCAGGTTCTGATAGATTAAAAATAACACTTAAATTAGGAAAAAAATCATTAGACAATTTTGATGACAACGACTTTGTAGAGCTCGCCACAACTCAAGATGGAACTTTAAGATCCAAAAAAACCAATACCGATTATAATTTAATAGCAGATGAATTTGCAAGAAGAACTTTTGCAGAGTCTGGTGATTATACAATAAAACCCTTTGATGTTTCAATTAAAGAATCTCTCAATGATGGTGAGGGAAATGGTGGAATATTTTCTGCAGATCGATTAACGTATGGTGGTTCAGTTCCAAACAAAGATTTGGCATTATATCAAATATCTCCAGGAAAAGCATTTGTTCGTGGATATGAAGTAGAAACTATCAGTTCAAACTTCTTGGACGTACCAAAACCAAGAACAACTACATCTTTAGACAACCAAGCAATAAGTTTTAATACCGGTTCTACTTTCACATTAAATAGAGTATATGGAGCTCCCTTAACTGGTATTGGAAATACTTATGTTTTAAGTTTAAGAGATGAAAGAGTTGGAACTTTAAGTACAATCGCATCAGGTAAAGAAATTGGTGTTGCCAGAGTTTATGATTTTTATTTGGAATCTGGTTCATATGATGTGCTTAATTCTAACTTAAATCGGTGGAATATTTCATTATATGACATACAAACAGTATCTGAAATAACATTAAATCAACCAATTACTTTAAGTGTTCCTACATTTATTAAAGGCAAGAGAAGTGGGGCTACTGCATTTCTTAAAGATGCAATAAGTAATCAATCAACTTTTTCAATTTATCAAAAAAACGGAAACTTTGTTACTAATGAGTCTTTTATAATAAATGGAATTGAAAACACAAGAGTTTCAATAGCAATAACTTCTTATGGAATTTCTGATGTAAAATCAGTTTATGGAATAGTTGGATCTGCAAAAACTTTCACATCTGATATTTTACAAACAAATTTACTTAGTGTTGGATCTGCAAATATTTCACCAATTTATTCTGGAATTAGTACAGTTACAACCACAAATGTCAATTTTCCTAACAACGATTTAAAAGTAAATACTTTAATTAAATACAGTGATCCTAATCACCAGGATCCAATATTTGCAAAAATACTTGGAATTAGTACAAATAGTATAACCATTTCTGGGGTAACAACAGTCACTGGTATATGTACTGGAAAATTACCAACGAATAATCTTTCTGTATCTGATTTTCAAGTACTAACAACCAAATTAAATTTTTCATATGATAATACTTTTTTTACTCGCCTATCGAAGTCAAATATATCAAATGTAGATTTAAAAAATTCTTCACTAACTATTAGAAAAACTTATAATGTAGATATTGTTGGAAACAAACTATCTTTAACAGTATCTGCAGGAAATAATGAAACTTTTTTACCATTTGATGAAGAAAGATATACATTAGTGAGATCAAATGGTTCTTATGAAATTTTAACTTCGGATAAATTTGAGTTTACTTTAGGATCACAATCTTTGATGATTTATGGATTGGGATCTGATGATGTTGGGGCTACTCTTCATACAACATTAAGAAAAATTTCACCAACAAATAAAATTAAAAATAAAAAAAGAATTAATACTATAATTGTAGATAAGTCATCAAAATCGTCATCTGGAATTGGATCTACAACTTTAAATGATGGATTGACTTATGGAAATTACCCATATGGAACTAGAATTCAAGATGAACAAATTTCACTAAATGTTCCAGACGTAATTAGAATTTTTGGTATTTTTGAATCTATTGATAATAATAATCCATCTGCTCCAAAAATGACTTTAAATTCTATTAATAGTCCAACATCAAAAACTTCTGATTTAGTTGTGGGAGAAAAAATTATAGGAAGAACTTCTGGTGCAATAGGGTTAATTGCTGAAAGGTTGGATGATTCTCAAATATCATTTATTGCAACTTCAAGTTCAAACTTTTTAGAAGGAGAAGTAATTAAATGTCAAGAATCTAATGTAGAAGCAATTATTACCTCATTGTCCAGCACAAGTTTGGACATTTCACCTAAATTTACATTTTCATCTGGACAAAACGGTTATTTTTATGATGTTGGAATTTTATCAAGAAAATCAAAGGAATCTGCTCCATTAAGAAAAATTAAAGTTTATTTTCTCAATGGTTATTATAATTCTTCTGATAATGGAGATATCACAACTACAAATTCTTATGATAGTTTTGATTATGCTACAGAGATACAAAGAGTAAATGGGATAAGAAATACTGATATTGTTGATATAAGACCTGTAGTTTCAAATTATAGTGTTTTAGAAAATTCTAGATCTCCATTTGAATTTTATGGTAGAACATTTAATGCCTCTGGAAATTCAGCAACAAATATTTTAGCATCAGATGAATCTATATCAATATCATTTTCACATTATCTTGGTAGACATGATAGAATTTTCTTGTCATCAGATGGAAAACTTCAAGTTTCGTATGGTGTACCATCAGAAAAATTTGAACCACCAATTTCAATAGAGGGCGCTCTAGAAATTGCTTCGATAAAACTCCCACCTTACCTTTATAATGTAAAAGATGCCTCAATTAAATTTTTGGAGCATAAGGGTTATACGATGTCTGATATTAGAAGACTTGAAACACGAATCAAAAATTTAGAATATTATACATCATTATCATTGTTGGAAACAAATACTGCAAATCTTTTTATTGCAGATTCAAATGGTTTAAATAGATTTAAGTCAGGATTTTTTGTAGATAATTTTAAAACACTTTTGTCTCAAGAAGAATCGGTATCAATCAAAAACAGCATTGACGTTAAAAATAGTGAGATAAGACCTAGACATTATACAACATCTTTAGATTTAATTGTAGGACCTGTTGAAAATATAGATCCAAATAGAGATTTGGCATTTGTTCAACCAGAGGGAATCAATATTAAAAAAACAGGAGATATTATTACTCTTGATTATACTGAGGTTGAATGGTTAAAACAAACTTTTGCAACTAGAACAGAAAGTATTACACCATATATTATTAGTTTTTGGCAGGCAACATTAGAACTAACACCACCATCAGACACTTGGGTAGATACAGTTCGTTTAGAACCGAGAATTATCAATCAAGAGGGTAATTATGCAGAAACTGTTGCAAATGCTGTTATAAATCTTGGATTTAATCCAAACACCGGATTTGCTCCTGTTGCCTGGAATGCCTGGGAAACGAATTGGATTGGAGAAGAAAAAATTACCAACACTACACAAAGAAATGAAGCATCTCGTAGGCATATAGGTAGTAGTGAAACTTGGCGTGATGGTGGTGGCTGGACATGGAGGAATGATACTTTTCAAACTACAGTAACTACTACTGAGGATACAACACAAGAAACTATAACGACTGGACAAGAATCGAGAACTGGTTCTCAGACATTCATTTCTGAACAATTTGATGTTACTGCTCAGGGGGAAAAACTTTTAAGTAGAGATTTGGTTGCTTTTATGAGATCTAGAAATGTTCAAATTGTATCTAAAAGATTAAAACCACTTACTAGATTGTATGCATTTTTTGATAATATTGAAGTTACTCAATATTGCGTTCCAAAACTTTTAAACATAAGTATGAAGTCTGGTACTTTTGTGGTTGGAGAAACAGTTATAGGAACATTAGATACTTCTGGAATAAACAGAAGTATCCCAGGAACAACACCAAAAATTGTTTTTAGATTGGCATCATCAAAACACAAAGAAGGTCCATATAATTCCCCAACTTCACAATTTACACAAAATCCATATACATCAAGAGTTATACCCCCATCATATTCATCAACTTCCGAAATACTTAATATAGATACATTTTCACTATCAGATAAAGTTCAAGGAGAATATGGTGGTTGGGTATCTCCTGGAATGATATTTGTTGGACAAACCAGCGGTGCAGTTGCAACATTAAATGATGTTAAATTGATATCAACTATTTCCTCAGATTGGATGGGAAGTTTTTTCATACCGAATCCAAATGTTTCAACAAATCCAAGATTTGAAACTGGAACTAAGATGTTTACATTAATTAATAGTGAAACAAATAATCAAGATAAGGCAACAACAATAGGAGAAGAATCATATTCTTCTAGTGGTATTTTAGAAACTTTTCAAGAAGATATCATATCTGTTAGAAATGCAAGAATAGAAAACAAACAACGATTTGAAGAAAGAGCAATATTTAGTACAACAGGACCTCAACTGATAAATTCAATAATTACTGGACAAACAACTAGATCTGAAAGTCAAGATGTGTTTGTAGATCCTTTGGCACAATCATTCTTGGTTGAAGAATCTAATGGAATTTTTATTACAAGTTGTGAGGTTTATTTCCAATCTAAGGATGACTTAGGAATTCCATGTATATTTCAGATAAGAACTATGCAAACTGGAGTTCCAACTCAAAAAGTACTACCATTCTCAGAAATAGTTCTTAGTCCAGATGAAATCAATGTGTCTGATGATGGATCTATTCCAACCAAATTCACCTTTAAATCTCCAGTATATTTGGAAGGGGGTGGAACATCATATGCAATGTGCTTACTATCCATTTCTACTAAATATCAAGTTTATATCTCTAGAGTTGGTGAGGAGGATATTCAAACCCAAACGTTTATATCAAATCAACCATATCTTGGTTCACTTTTTAAATCTCAAAATGGATCAACATGGGATGCAAGTCAATGGGAAGATTTAAAATTTAATTTGTATAGGGCTGAATTTGCAACAAAAGGTAACGTTCAATTTTATAATCCCGTTCTTTCTGAAGGAAATAGTCAGGTTGCAACTCTTTTACCAGATTCTTTAAGTTTTCAATCTAGAGAAATTAGAATAGGGTTGTCAACTTCAATTACAGATTCCCAATTGAAATTGGGAAATACAATTGTACAGCAGGGTACAAATGCAACCGGGAATTATGTTGGTAGTGCTGGATCCGCTACAGGTTCTCTTACAATAACTAACTCTGGTATTGGATATACTCCTTCTTCCGGAGGGAAAACTTTTAATGGTATAAATTTGGTTACAATTAGTGGTAGCGGAAGAAATGCAACAGCAAATATAACAATAAGTAACGGAGTTTCTGTAGCTGCCACAATTAGTAATGGTGGATTTGGTTATAGAATTGGCGATGTTTTGGGAATAGGAACAATGGGAAACATTCCTATTGGAAGAAATGCTAGATTATCTGTAGTTTCTATAGGAAACACTAATGAATTAATTTTAAGTGATGTTCAGGGAGAATTTATTGTTTCTGGAGTTGGAAACACAGTTAGATACAATAATAATTCTGGAGATAATGTTGGATTAAATTCAATGTCTGGAGGAAATGTTCAGATTAGCAATATTCAAGTGGTAAATGACGGTCTTCATATTTTGGTGAATCATGTAAATCATGGAATGCATTTTGCAGACAATTATGTTACTTTATCAAATATTCAGTCTGATGTTTTACCAACAAAACTTTCTTTAGCATACACTTCAGATTCAACTTCAGCACTTTCTGTTGAAAATGCATCTTCATTTTCAACTTTTGAAAATGTTGGAGTCGGAACAACAAACCCAGGTTATCTACTTATTGGAGATGAAATTATATCGTATACTCAAGTTTCTGGAAATAATATTGGTGGAACTATTACCAGGGTTTTTTCACCAACATCTAGTGTTCCTGGAGAAGTTAGTGTAAACCTATTTAAAAGAGATTATCCAGCAGGAACATTGGTTTACAAATATGAATTGTGTGGTGTTTCTTTAAGGAGAATTAATAAGACACATAATTTACAAGATTCTACAATTTCAGATTCAATATCTTTTGATTCCTATAATATAAAGTTAGATACTTCATTAAATGGTATTGATAGAAGTAATGATGCTGGGTATCCAAAACTTTATACAAATAAAACAAGATTTGCTGGTGGAAATAACATTAAGGCAACACAAAACATTCCATTTGAAATAATTTCTCCTATGATTCAAAACACTACTGTTTCTGGAACTAAACTTGATGGAAAAATTAGAACTATCACTGGACAAAGTATTAGTGGATCTGAAGTGCCATATCAAAATAATGGTTTTGAAAACATTTCAATAAACAAATCAAATTATTTAACCAGTACAAGACTAATATGTTCTAATGTGAATGAAACAAATAATTTTACCGGATTAAATATACCAGGAAATAAATCATTTAATCTTCAATTAGATTTGGAAACAGTTGACACTAAAGTTTCTCCAGTTATTGACAGTCAAAGAATTAGTGCAATATTTGTTTCCAATAGAGTTAATAGTGTTATTACAGATTATGCTGAAGATAGTAGAGTAAACGATCCATTAACAGATCCCACGTCTTTTCAATATATATCAAAAGAAATATCAGTAGAAAATCCTGCAACGTCTTTGAAAGTTATATTATCTGCATATATTAATGAATACTCAGATATAAGAGTATTTTATGCAATAGGAGACAAAGGAGGATTTAAACCTATATTTGTACCCTTTCCAGGATATTCTAATTTGGATTATAGAGGTAGAATTATTGATTCAACAAATAATGATGGAACTTCAGATTCTTTAGTACCAAAATCACAGTCTCTTCAATTTGAATCATCTTCACTTGATTTTAAGGAATATACATTTACTGCGGATGAATTACCATCATTTAGATTATATAGAATTAAATTTTTAGCAACTTCAACAAATCAAACTTATCCACCAAGAATAAAAGAATTTAGAACAATTTCTTTAGCATAATAAAATGAAAGAATATTTTAAAGTCACTGGATATGATAACTTTATTAGAGATCCAAAAACAAATTCAATTATTAATACAAATATGTCAAATTACAAGGAATATCTTATTATGAAAGATATAAAATCAAAAGAAGATCAAAAAGTAAATTTAATTGAAGATGAAGTTATCAATATTAAAAATGATATTAGTGAAATTAAGACTTTATTGAAGCAACTTTTAAAGCAATAATCTTTAGCATATCCTAAATATTTCAAAAGAAGCAAATACATGGCACAACCAACTACTCGACAAGAATTGATAAATTACTGTAAAAGGAAGTTGGGTGCCCCAGTACTTGAAATTAATGTTGCAGACGAACAAATTGATGATTTAGTGGATGACGCAATACAACTATTTCAAGAACGTCATTTTGATGGAGTTTATCCAACTTTTTACAAATATAAAATAACTCAAAATGATAAAGATCGTGGAAGGGCTGGTGGAGGCACCTCTGTTGTCGGTCTTGTAACTACTTCAGCAACAACAAATATCGTTGGTACCGCAACCACTTTTACTTATACTGAAAATAGTAATTATCTACAAGTACCACCAAATATAATTGGGGTAAATAAAATATTTCAATTTGATGGTACCAACACTATTACCAATAATATGTTTAGTATTAAATACCAACTATTTTTAAATGATGTTTATCATTTAGGTGCCGTTGAAATTTTAAGTTATGCAATGGTTAAAACATATTTGGAAGATTTGGGGTTTTTATTAAATACTCAAAAACAAATAAGATTTAATAAAAGACAAGATAGATTATACTTGGATATTGATTGGGCTAGTATTGCTGTAGGTACTTATATTATTATCGATTGTTATTCAACTTTAGATCCAAATGACTATGCAAGAATTTATAATGATTCATTTTTAAAACCATATTTAACTTCTCTAATCAAACGCCAATGGGGTCAAAATTTAATTAAATTTCAAGGAGTAAAACTTCCAGGAGGAATAGAATTAAATGGCAGACAAATATATGATGATGCTCAAAAAGAAATTGATGCTTTGATGGAAAAAATGTCAAATACTTATGAACTTCCTCCTTTTGATATGATCGGATAATGTTAAATCCATTTTTTCTTCAGGGATCTAATAGTGAGCAAAATCTTATTCAAGATTTAATCAACGAACAGTTGAGAATGTATGGTGTTGAAGTTCACTATCTACCTCGAAAATATATAACAGAAAAAACTGTTATAAGAGAAGTAATTGAATCGGAGTTTACTGATGCATATCCACTAGAAGCATACGTTGAAAATTATGAAGGATATTCTGACAATACCACATTGCTAACAAAATTTGGAATTCAATCATCTCAAGAAATAAATTTTATAATATCTCAAGAAAGATTTGAAACTTATATCGCACCACTAATTCAAAATAAACCAAACATTAAATTATCAAAAAGGCCAAAAGAAGGTGATCTAATTTATTTTCCTTTGGGAAATAGACTATTTGAAATAAAATTTGTAGAGCATGAAAAACCTTTTTATCAACTTCAAAAAAATTATGTGTATGTATTAAAATGCGAATTGTTTAGATATGAAGATGAAGTTATTGATACTAATATTGATGAAATAGATGAGATTTTAATTGGTGAAACAGATAATCTTAATGATACTAATAATCCAATTTTAGGAAATACACAAACCCTTACTTTAGTTGGAGTTGGTGTAACGGCAACTGCTGTTGTTGGTATAGTAACTTTTGGTGGAATTAGATCTATTAATGTTTCAAATAGGGGTGGTGGTTACACATCAATTCCAATTGTTGGAATATCATCTGCCCCATCCGGTGGAGTAACTGGAATTGCTACTGCTGCAATGATAGGTGGTATAGTAGTTTGTAATGAAAATGTAAATTCAAATGCACAATCTGTACAAAGCGTACAGATTATAAATCCTGGTTTTGGATACAATGTTGTGCCTGGAGTTAAATTTATAGGTGGTGGTGGATCTGGGGCAGCTGCCACTGCCACAATTGGTAATAATATTGTCGGTATTGTAACCTTAACAAATAGTGGTTCTGGATATTCATCATCACCAACAATAACATTTACAAATCAAATATTCAAAACAGGTGTTACTACTGTTTCGGCGGCTGCAACTGCAATAGTGAGTGCGGCTGGAACTATTACTGCAATTCAAATTATAAATGCAGGTTTAGGATACAGTATTGCCCCATCTATATCAATCAGCCCACCATCAATGTCCTCATCTGGAACATTCTTATTTAATGAAACAATTACAGGTTCATTAAGTGCAACTACCGCAAAAGTAAGAACTTGGAGTTCTATAACAAATATTTTAGAAGTTTCTAATGTTTCTGGAGAATTTATAGTTGGTGAAAATATTGTTGGAACAGCATCAAGTGCGTCTTATCAATTAAGAATTGTTGATTTAAATGCAAATAGTGATGGTTTTACAGATAATTCTTCGATTGAGACAGAGGCAGATTTAATTGTTGATTTTAGTGAAAGCAATCCATTTGGCAATCCATAAATATTGCTTACAACAATTGAAATGTTTAAATAGTATTATAATAGGTACCTATCAATGTTTGAGTATTTTTACAACGAGATTTTAAGAAAAACAATCATATCTTTTGGGACGCTTTTTAATAATATTTCAATTAAACACACAAACTCTTCAGATGATGTTGTCAGTGTCATAAAAGTTCCTTTTGCGTATGGGCCCACGCAAAAATTTCTTGCAAGATTGAATCAGTCTCCCGATTTAAATAAATCTACTGCAATTACTTTACCCAGAATGTCTTTTGAATTTACTGGTTTGACTTATGATCAATCTAGAAAATTAACTACGACTCAAACATTTATTGCAAAAGATCCAGATACTGGTATTGAAACAAAAAAAATGTATATGCCAGTTCCATATAATATGCAATTTGAACTGTCAATTATGTCAAAATTAAATGATGATGCTTTACAGATTGTTGAGCAAATTTTACCTTATTTTCAACCGGCTTATAACCTAACAGTTTCTTTGGTAGATTCAATTCAAGAAAAAAGAGATATTCCTATTGTTTTAGAAAATGTGACTATGCAAGATGATTATGAGGGAGATTTTTCTACAAGAAGAGTTCTTCTTTATACTTTAAGATTTACCGCAAAAACTTACCTGTTTGGACCTGTTTCTAGTGTAAGTAAAGATATTATTAAAACATCAAAAATTAATTATCTCTCTGGTACTGATACTAACAACACAACAAGAGATGTTATATACACTGCAACACCAAGAGCAATAAAAAATTATACTGGTAATGTTCTTACAACAGTAGCAGAAGATTTTTCAACAACTGACGTATTGATAAATGTTGAAAATGCAAGTACAATTAATGTTAAAACATATTTGGAAATTCAAGGTGAAGAATTGTTTGTAAAGTCTAAAATTGGTAACACTTTAACTGTGGAAAGAGGAAAAGATGGAACTACGATTACTTCACATTTGAGGGGAGAGGAAATTAAATCAATCACACAATCAGATTCTTTGTTAATAGAAGATGGTGATAATTTTGGATTTAATGGATCTACGCAATAAAAAATGACAAAAAAATTTGATAGTTTAAACGATGCATTTGATATTA